GCACGTGTATAGGTAAAGCTCGCTTTATGGGCGAGCCTTAGTACTATAAGATGGTTTTCTTACTGCAGGTCCTTTTGGAGCTGATTTGCTAGGTGCTTTACTCTTAGCTTTATTCATAGCTTCCTGTTCCTTTTCGTAATATTCATTCATTTTTTGATAAGTGAAATTACGTAACCATATAGGCATTGCATAAACAGTATCATGATCATACCCTCCCTTTCCGTGGAAAACTATTTCATGAATCTGATTGAAGATGCTTGCTCTATACGTTGGCGTCAGGCCAAAGAAAGTTAACCCCGATTGGAATGTCAACCCCTCCTTCTGGTCCATTTTCAGGATAGAATCTCAAATCTACATCTGGTTGAAATTCTGCAACATATTTTCTGAATGCACGTGTATCTCTCGCTAGGAAATGGTTGTCTACGAAATCTCTAATACTCTTAGAATCGTTAGCTCCATTTACAGAAGTAATCATGTGTTTTAACCTAGTTGATAATTCTGGAGAAGAGTCTTTATGTATCTTCTTAAGTCCTTTTACTTCTTGTTGAATTTTTTGTTCATCACCATGAGTAAGTAACTTAAAAGTAATTGTGTTGCCAGTAGAAGGTAATTCGAAAGAAAATTCATTCTTTCTATCTTGGAATAAACTTTCATCAAAAACTTTATTCTCAATTAAAGATAAATCTACAGTCTCAACCTGTCCTTGATAATTGAATTCATAATCTTTACCGTACCCTAGTACTCTTGCTGCAATTAAGATAGCATTCTTGTCACCTACTAAAAGATCATCATAGTTAAACTTGGTTACAATCAAAGACTGTAATAGCTTATCAATTACTACTCCTCTTTCAATAAAGCCTTGGTTAGTTAAGATGTCCTCTTCTTTAGCTGTCATGTACTTCATTTCTACTGTACCTGATGCTAGTGGATGGTCTATCGGGTAAAGTAACCCTTTAGAAGGTAGGTCTACAATTTCTGTAGGGAATTTTTGTGCTTGTTCCATAAATTTTATTTTGAATAACGTTATTTCATATAAATATACGAAAAATAACTTTTGATAACAACAAAAAACCCGGAAATATTTCTCCGGGTTCTTTTTTTATATATTTCAGGCAGATTAGTAGTTAAGTACGCAGTAGTCCATCGCTACAGTAATTGTTAATTCAACACCATCGCTAGTTGACCAGTCCAAAGAACCTTGGGCCATGTTTACGATAAATGCTCCTTTAACAATCCACTCTGATACGATATCACCTACTGGACCTAAAAGATTCAAAGTCAAATCTTTTTTATAGAAATCTGAATAACCAGCTCTACCGGTTACTGATTCGTATGATTGACGAGCCCAGTCCATTACTGCTTGAGCGCCTGATGGGTTAATTGGATCGTACAATGTCATATCCATGTTTTCCCAGTTTCTTTTCCCACGAATCTTTCTATAAGAGTTGATGTGATCTAATTTGATCTCCTCATCTGTGAAAGATGGTGCAGTTACCGCCTTAACCATGAATGATGGTATAGCGTCACTGTATAGGATAAATCTATTCTGTACCTTCGGTTCGAAGGCTCTGAACATAATTTCGTTAGAATCTAATACTGCCATTTTATTATCTGTTTTATATAAATATCAATTATTTTAATTATGCTACAAATGTTGCACCTGTTGGTTCAATTGTGAAGTCAAGTACTACGAATTCTGCAGTCTTAGCTGGTTGGATAAAGATCTGACCAACAATCTGATTTCTGTCTACGATATCAGCTGTGTTGTTAGAGTCATCCATTACAACTCTGTAAGCATATAAACCTTGACGTTGAACTACTGATTCTAAGTAAGGGTTAACGATTGCTAAGAATTTGTTTCTTGTAGCTATTGTGTTTTGTTCGAATACTAAGTTATTTGCCTGACCACCGATGAAGCGTTTCAATTCGATTAATAAACGGCGAACGTTTACTCTATCTAAAGCTGAAGCTTTCTTCTGTAAAGTCTTCTGACCGTATACTGCAATACCTTGTCCAGGGAATGTAGCAATTGGGTTAACATTAGAGCGATATAATAAATCACGTTGCTCACGGCTAACTTTACGTTCTGCTTGGATTACGTTAGGAATACCTCCCTTAACTAAACCTGCTGGAGCAAACCATGGAGCTGCTGCACTATCAGTGAAGGCATACACACCTGGGATAACTGTTGAAGCAGGAACCCATTCGTTCTTACCTGTAGCAGATTGTGTTTGTAACCAAGGCCAGTAAGCTGCTGCATAAGAAGAGTTTACTGTACCAGCTGCTGCTGTTACGTTTGATACTGTAGCACCGTATTGTTCTAAATCAATTACTGCAATTGCATCTCCTCTACCCTCTACTAATGAGATGATAGAATCTAATTGTGTCTTATGAGTACCGAAGTCATAGATAAGACCTGGAGCAGTAACGATATTAAATTGATACTCGTCTTTATTATTTAAGATTGAGATAGCGTCTGCATAGTTGCTAGCTACTAAACCTTGTGTATCTGTATTACTAATGTTCTTGAAGAACTTAGCTACTTTTCCTGTTGGGAATGCTGTTCCGGTTGCATTGTAGAATGAACCTGATTGAGCTACTGGTAAATAGTTGTTGTAGCTATTGTTTACTGTAACGCCGTCGTTAGCTAAGTAGTTAAGTGTAGGATGATTTACTGCTTTAACTCTAATATAGTTAGATTTATTAGCATACTCTCCTGTTACTGATACGAATACTTCTGAACCCTCTACTGTTTTAGAAACAGCTTGGTTACCGATTACTCTTTCAATGTAGTTTTCTGAGTTTGGATCTAAAGATAAATCGTTGAAAGTTTCTAAGATAATCTTATTCTTTCTACTATCATCACCTCTACGTACTAACAATGAGAATGTACCAGAACTACTATTAACGTTTGTAATTTCAAATCTGATATTATCAGCTTTACCTAAAGCGATTGAACCATCTGCATTATGAGCTGCTGTTGTATGAGCAGATCCTGTAGCGTTATTGTAGATATCACCTTTACCTATTGTTTCTAATTTGAAAGGATTAGTGATAGATCCACCTACTGTAATTAAAGTTGTGTTCTCTGCTGCTGTATAAGAGCCAGATACTACTCTAGTAACTAATGCTGTGTTTCCTCCTTGTTCAAAGTAACTCTTTACTGCGATTGATGTTAAATACTCATAGCTATTAGAACCAGAAGTAATTGTGGTTCCAAATAATCTTTGGTACTGTCCGTAAGAAGTTACTACTGTAGGTTGCTCTACCGGGCCTTTTACTGTTGGACCAATAAACGCTGCACCTACTGCAGCCGCTTGTGGTTGGATAAACGAAATATCATTTTCTCTCGTTAATACACCTGGTGAAATTAATGTTTCTGCCATGTCTCTATTATTTGTTAGTTGGGTTCTAAAATAAATATCTTAATAAATTCGAAACCCTTTTCAAAAGATTTAATTTAACTACGTATATAAATAGGTGTATTCGGCTGAAACACTCTACTCATTATTTTTTAAGCTTCTGTTATATCTCCTGTTTCTAAATTAAGGTGGACTTTCTGAAATCCGTATTTAATTTGTAAATCTGAAGCTATATTTTTTTCTGCTTCCTTCAAAGAATTATAAAAATTTTCAGCTGCTTGTCTGCGAGTATTCAATTCAAATTCTGCTAACGA